ATTAATTGTCCTGTTACTTTTTTATCTGCTGCTAATAATTCTTTAATTATATCCGCAATAATATCTTTTCCTATTATATCTAATTGTTCTTTTAAATGTAAATTATTAATCATATATATTATTTTTAGAATTTAATTTTTAATGCATTTGTTATGTCCTCTATACTTTTTTTAGATCTACTTAAAGCATCCGCATCAAACATTAATCCAAACGCTTCTATTGAATTAGCAATTTCTAATGTTTGATTTAATATAGTATCAACATCATTACCTATACATACAACAGATCCAAATTCTACCATATGACCTAATCCTGCTTGGTCGAACGGAATAACATAACTTTTACCATCTACTATTATAGATGCTTTTAGATTTATGTTATCATAATACTTTTTATCAAATTGAACTGGCATATAATTATCAAACTGATAAGAAGATTTAATAATCAACTCACATCCATATTTTCCAGCATAAGTTGGTTGTATCATCTCACCTTTTGCTCCCCCAATTAAGATTTCATCCCAATTATTTATCATATTCATATATGTATTACTTGGCGGTGATCCTGCTCTCATACAAGGATCAGTAAAATAGTCTTTACCATCTTTTCCTACTCTAATTTCGGAAGAAAAGAAGCCAATATGATTATATTTTTGTAAAATTGAAGCAAACTTACCATTTACATTAATTACAGGCTCTGGCATTTTATCCCTATTAACGTGAGTTCCCACATAACTACAATCTTTCGTCTCAACTCCCCATATTTGTTCGTCAGGAAATAATCCATTTACTGAATAACCATCATATCCTACTTCTGCGATACTTTCTAACGCATCTTCTACAACAAACTCTAATATAGAGCCTAATGGACCCAAAGAAACTTTTAAGTCATTAAAGAAAACCATAGATTGGTTGATGTTTATGTGGTGGAATGTTTCAAAATTACCTCTATAATAAGAAACTTTCAACCATTTATCCTTTTGAGATGTTAATTCTTTAATTAAATTGTCTATACCAACAATATATTTAGTGCCAGCAACATCTAATTTAGCAGATAATAACTCTTCCTTAAATAATTTTCTATCAGTTTCTAAATCTTCGGATTGACAACCACCCCATACTAATTTTCCCATCTTTCTTAAATGAGTTCCCCAATCCTTAAAGTATATGTCAGTAAAAACTATTAAATCAAAGTTATCTATATTAGACCAAAAGTCTCTAATGATCTTTATATCAGGATAACCTAATCCTACATTACATACTGATTGTTGTGGGTAAGGATTTTGAACCACTGAATGATAATAAACATCAAAGTATTTTGTTAAATGTTTAGCAATCGGTAAATAACTACCACCTACGTTGTCAATAATACAGGCTTTTAATTTTGTTTTTGCTAATTTGTAAATTAATTTCATATTTTATTTTAATTTGTTTGTGTTAATCCAGTTGCTGATAACAATTGTCCTACTAAATAATCATATTCAATAGATGTTGGGTTTTCTAATACTAATGTATCTCTATAACCACCCATCATACTACCAATAAAATAGTTAATACTTGTAGTTGAACTACTTGGTCCTGTAATAGTGTTGATACTATTAATTTTTAATGTGCTGTAATCTTTATTACAGATTGATACTGTTGCGATTGTTAATTTTGTCATATTTGTTTTTTATTTTTTAAGAAAAAATACCCATTATCCTTTTTATTGATAATAAAATACTTATCTATATTTTCTTTATACTTACTATAAGTGTTAAAATCATTATCATTTATATAATTATAGTTAAAATGTAATTGAGAATTAAGTCTTTTTATATTTTCATCATCTTCTTTTAATCCAAACTCATCTAATTTTTTATAGTATCTAATTATGCTTCTGTTAATATTAAAAACATTAGATGATACATTTAATTTATTTGAATCTATAAAATCAACAAACTCATCGTGAATATGTAAAAGATTAGTAGATAAATCAAATCCAATTTTTACACAATTAAAATCAAATGTGCTTACAATATATAAAGGATTTATATTATTAGTTTCTATATCAATATAACTAACTAATCCTTTTTTATTTACTTCCACCATTTTAAGATCTTTTGTATCTTCTTTATATATTATATTAAATATATCAATATCATAATCATCAAAAATTACCCCATATTTATATCCATATATTAATTTACATAAAGAACCACCTGCAATTAAACCTGTTTTAGGTAATTCAAAATTATTTCTTAATTCACTAATTGCTTTTATTGACAATTCAAATATTTCTTTATTCATTTTATTTAATTATATTATATTCTTACCGAAGGAATTAAATAAGTATGTCCTGCTACACTTACTGATAAAGCATCTGTAAATACTCCACTATAATTACCCCAATAATTTCCTGGATCAGTATTATTAGCATCACCAAAACTCCAATAAGTATTTGAATAACCTGATATAGGTTGAAGAGTAGTTAATGAATAAACATTCAAATTACCACTACCATCCCAATATATATTACCTGATGATAAAGATCCACTACCATCTTGTGTATTTATTTGTGCTTTAACATTCATATCACTACCATCATATGAATTAATTCCATCACCACCAAATCCACTATTAAAATTACCAAATTTTACTACATAATTAGCATCATCAATAAAAATAGTATTACCATTATTACCATCGTGATAATCTCCTAAAAATAAATAAGGATAACCATTACTATTTAACCCATAACAATCTAATTGAATTTCATTTCCTTTTAGAAAAACTATATTTGCATAATTACCATTAATAGTTAAATTCCCAAAAATGTCCCAATATATGTTATTATTTGATAAATAACCACTACCATCCATATAAAATATATTATTATTAAATGATGCGGTTCCTTTAACTAATAATTTATAGTTATTTGGATTAGAATTAGTTCCTATTAATACATTATTCATATAATATATGTTTGAACCTGATGTAGTCCATTGTGAAGAACCTGAACCACCACTACCTGCTGGACCTGTTGGACCTTGAATACCTTGAGGACCTGTTGCTCCTGCTGGACCCGTAGCACCATTTAATCCATTAGCACCTGTAGCACCTACTGAACCTGTAATACCTTTTATAGTTGATGCACTTGCTATCGTTAAATATGTTGAAGAAGCAGAAGAAGTTGTTAAATAATTATTTAATGTTGATGGAATAACATAATCAGTGCCACTTACTGCACTTACTAATTGTCCTGTATTATTTGCTTTAACTATCGAAGCAGTTATTGATGTTTGTGATATATAACCAATTAGATTTAATCCACTTGAACCCCAAGAAGTATTAGTTGGAGCAAAAATATGTGTATCCCATTGACCACTTGATGTAGATAATAAAATATATTGTATATAACCACCTGCGGATAATGTATAATTAGGATTAGATCCACCATATAGATAAATATAACAATTACCAGATGAATTATTATTAAACTCGTATGTTTGACCATTAATTAATGTATTGGGGTTTGGTAAAAATACAGCACAATTTAAAGCACCTACAATAATTATTGATTGTGGTGTTGTATTTGTTAATGATGTAGTTGATCCATAAGCATTTATACTATAAAAAGGGGTTGTAAATGATAATGCATTTAAATTATTACTAAAACTTGCATATGTTCCATATATTGTTTCTGTAAAACTAACATTTGCTCCATTATCTATAATAGAACTATTTGTTAAACCATTTGAATTATATTTAGTTAAATAATTTTGTAATCCCAATATATTAGCAACAGAACCTGTTGCTCCTTGAATACCTTGTGGACCTGTTGCTCCCTGTGGACCCGTAGCACCAGTTGGTCCTTGAATACCTTGAATACCTTGACTACCCGTAGCACCTGTTGATCCTGTTGGACCTGTTGAACCAGTTGGACCTTGAATACCTTGAATACCTTGAATACCTTGAATACCTTGACTACCCGTAGCACCTGTTGATCCTGTTGGACCTGTTGATCCTGTTGGACCTTGAATACCTTGTGGTCCAGTAGCACCATTTATACCATTAGAACCTGTTGTTCCTTTTGAACCAGTAATACCAATAGGACCTTGTGGTCCAGTAGCACCTTGCGGACCTATTGGACCAGTTGAACCTGTTGGACCTTGAATACCTTGTGGTCCAGTTGATCCTGTAGCACCATTTGAACCATTAGCACCCGCTGGACCTGTAGCACCTGTAGAACCTGTTGGACCTTGAATACCTTGTGGTCCAGTAGCACCTGTAGAACCTGTTGCTCCATTTAATCCATTTGAACCTGCTGGACCTGTAGCACCATTTAATCCATTTGAACCTGCTGGACCTGTAGCACCATTTAATCCATTTGAACCTGCTGGACCTGTAGCACCATTTAATCCATTTGAACCTGTGGCACCTGTGGCACCAGTAGAACCTGTTGGACCTTTAATACCTTGAATACCTTGTGGTCCAGTAGCACCATTTGAACCATTAGAACCTGTTGGACCTATCGGACCTTGTGATCCTGTAGCACCAATTGAACCATCAGCACCTGTAGCACCTTGCGGACCAGTTGGACCTTGAGGACCTGTTGCTCCATTTTGTCCGATTAATCTGTATTCTGTTGTATTTGAATATAATGAAACTGTATATCCTGTTATAGGTTGTATAGGTGTATTAGTTGGATTAAATCTTATTGGTATTTTTAATTTAAATTTTGCTTGCCATCCTTGAATATCATCATCATCTGCTCTAATTACAGGTTCAAATGTTATATCTTCTACTATTGATATATTCATATCAATATAATATTTATGTTGATCTATTTCAGCCAACATACTTTGTAATGAAAACAAACAATCACTTAATAAATCTTGATAGTTATCATCTCCTTTTTCTATACGATCCATCACATACAAATTAAATCCCAAATACTCTGTTTGGTATCCTAATGTTTGTTGAGATTGTTTCATAATAGTTGTTGATTGCTCTACTATAAAAGCAGGATACACAACATTCTTTAATGAGTTAAAATCTGCGCCACTACCATAGAAAAATGTATTAGTTAATGGATTTCTAATTTGTAAATCCCTAAAAATTGATACTACCTTATTGATGCTCAATGTATTATTCGCCATATTTTTTATTTTTTATATCTAAGTTCTGCTCTTTTATTTATTTGTTCTGTATATTTATCTACTGAATGCTTATAGAATAAATATGATAAGCTTTCCTCATAAGATTTCTCATATATTATATCATATTTACTAAAATCTCCACCTGCTAATCTATCTATATATGAAATCCAATTAAATTGTTCAGGAAAGGATATTTCACCAAATCCTAATTGTTGTGATTGTCCGGCACGATTAAATAAATCTTCGAAAAATATATTTATCCTTTCTTCCCAGTTAAAAAAAAATTGATTAATGGTATCGCATCAGTTGTTTTTAAATAATTTAGAAAAATATCCTTTCTATTTTCTATATCTTCTACATCTAATGGTGTTTGTATCCATTTAATCTCTCCTATTTCATTAGTTTTACTATAACCAGGTCTTAATAAAACTGATAAATAATTTAATACATTGTTAGAATATGAATTATTATCAAGATTTTTCATACACATCATTTCACTATTAGTTATATTAATCATATTCTTCTTAGGAACATAATTAATACCATTAATTTCTATATGAGTAGGTATATCTTTATTTATTCCATTTGGATTTAATCCTCTAATAATAGGTTCTAATTTATTTAATTCAAATAAACCTATTTCATTTAATTTATTTTTATCTATATCAGATATAATTGATATCATCTCAATTGTAAAATCAATCTCTTCCATTTTATTTTGTTCTGATATAATATCAATCATCTTAAAATATGTTTTTAAAGGAATTTCATTCCAATTATCCATCACATTTAATTCTATTTCTAAATCTAAATCTTCATTATTTAATGTAATTTTTGTCATAAGTTTTGTTTTATTTTAATCTATATATTAAAATATAAAATAGACTTTTTTCTATTCTTATATATATTTTATTAAAAAATTATAGTCGTATATAAAAAAAGTTTGCTTGGGGCAAACTTTTTAACTCAAATCTATCTTAAATATAATTTTACCGCAACATAAGTTAATATAAATTAAATAATAACTTTTTTTACCCCTACTATAATAAATCTTTTTAATCATTTTTCTATCCAAAATATAAAAGTGCGGCACAGTAATAATGATATATTATATTATATTTATTATTATATTATATACTACTATATTATATTATTATATTATTTATTATTATTTATTATTATTTATTCTTATTTATTATTATTCCTCTACTCACCAAACAATCTTATCGCGATAGACTTCCCCCACCAAGGGGAAGAAGTCGTTAAATCGCCAGTAAGAGGATAATGTGAATTAATTAAAAGAAATTAATTCTTCTCATATCTACTTTCTTCTTTTTATTAGTATATATAGCATATCTCATAGCATCTAAAGCATCGTCATTTAATTTAATTGGCTCATCAAGTATTAATTCTCCTTTACTTTTCCAAGAATATAATTTATATTCCCTTAATAAGTTTATACTATCATAATGTATATATATTTGCTGACTTTTAATATAATCTATACCTTCTTTTACACTTTTATCACTACTTATAACATTCATACCATTTCTTTTTAGTTGTTCTATTATATCTGGACGGGCACTATCACAGTATATTCTATTATTATCATTAATCAATGACTTTACTTTATTACATAAATCATTTACAGTCAGACCATTTTCATATAATAACTCTTTTACATATATTTTATCCATACTATACATTATTTTTACAACAGAACTAACGTGAGTATAGCCAAAATCTATACCATATACACATTCTGTATAATTTGGTTCATCTATATATTGATTAAAGTGAGTATATACCCTTGTAGAAGCGATAGGAGCCTCACCAAGCGCATATATTTTATAATAGTTCTCATCAACATTAATTAAGTTTTCTATCTCTTTAATAAGACTTATTTCTAAAAATAAATTATCTTTATATGTTGATTTTATTAAACAACTTCTATCATCATTTAATAATTTATATAACCAGTGTTCTGCATCAGATGGGTTATAATCTAAAAAAAATGTTTTTGATGTTCTTAATGATAATTGTTGAAACTCTTCAAAAGATAATTCGTTTGCTTCATTACAATAACATATATCTCTTTTTCTACCTCTTACTTTTTTACTATCATCAATTGAAAAGAAATCTATTGTAGATCCATTGTTGAATTTGTAGATATGTTCTGTTTTATTATGATTTTTTATATCATATAATCCATATAAATCCATTAATTCCATAAAATCTCTTAATACTGTACCTCTTAATGACGGAAATGATTTTCTTACTATTGATATTCTTATTTTTGGTGTGCTTATACATACTATTAATAATAATTGTATGATTGAGAATGTTTTTGAACTTCTTGAACCACCTTGATTTAAGATAAATCTACATCCTTCATTATATTTATCCATATTTCTTGAAAGAACATTAGTGTGTTTCATTATTATTTCCATCTGGTCCTATTAATTTTATTATTTGAACGTTTGTATTTAAGTTTCCATCTATATTAATTGAATCAGTATATCCTCTTTTCTTTCCTTTATATCTCATAAAAAACAATATAGATTGTGTATCACCATCTTTTATCTTTTTGAATAATTGGTTCTCTACAAAATCAGTTAAGATTTCATTTATATCATCTACTGCTGCTTTAAATTCTGGATCATTGTTATAATAATTATAGAATGTAGTTCTATCTAAACCAACTTCTTTACAAGCAGGTGTCACTAATCCTAATGATCTTTCTAATGCTTTAAGAAGTAGTTCTTTATTTTTCTTTGGGTTATTTTTTAATGCCATATTTTTTATTATTTTATTTCAGGAATACATATTTTTAATAATCTAATTATAGGTTTATTATTCATATTTCCTACTGATGTGTTATATTGTTGTAAGAATTTATCTTTTTGATTTCTATTATATAAATATTTTAAACATCTAATAACTTTTTCTTTTATTAATGGATTTAATATTTTTATTGCTCTTGTTTGCGCAAATTGATAAGGTTCACACGGTTTCATTAAAACACCAAATGTAGAAAAACAATAATCATAATCTTCATTTGTTTTATGTTTCTGACCTTTATTATTTCTACAATAAGTCATTATCTTTATATCTTGTAATTCTTCTTCTTTATCTCTCCAATCATCTCTATCAGGATTTCTTTTATAGATTGTAAATGAAGTTTTAAGATTATGGTTAGTATAAGGTGTTTCTATAATAACTGAATATATAATTTCAAATCTATAAAATCTTGTATAGTTCCAATAATAATTTGCTGGTTGTATAAACGCAATATAGTCTCCTAAATCACAGCTTTTATTATAGAATTCTTTTATTAATTTACCACTACCACCTCCAAATGGAGGATTACCAATAAATAATCTACCTTTCTTATATTCTAAATCTAATTTAGTAAAATCTTGTTGTTCTATATATTCGCTTTGTGGATATAAATCATATGCTTTACAATTTGGTATTTGTAAACTAAACATTCCACATCCAGCAGATGGTTCTATGATTTCAGTTATATTTTCTTTTCCTATTATTTCATATGTTTTTTCTATACACCACCTTGCTACTGTTGGTGGTGTATAGTATTTATCATAAGCTATTTTTGCCATATTGTAGTATTATTTTTTTTATATCTTCCATAAATGCTGATTTAATTGATATGTCATTTAAGTTTCTAATTGCTTTTTTAACTTCATCGTCTTCAAATTCAATCATAACTTCATTAAAAAATAATATATTTTGTTTTATATAATCATCTACATTTACAATTTCTGGATTAAAATTACTACCTTCTATATTTGCTGTGAATTTATCTTCCATTTCATTATCACCAAATATTCCTAATATATCCCATTCTTCAAATCCTGAATCTAATAAAGTTTCTTTTTCAAATTCTTTTAATATATTCCAATCCCAATCACCAAATGATTTATTATCTTTTAGAATAAATTCTTTCTTTTTATCTTCTGTTAAATCCTTAAACTCAATTATAGATACTTCTTCTAATCCTGCTTCTTTACAAGCCTTTAATCTCATATTTCCACCTAATACAATCATATTTTCATCAACTACAATTGGTCTTATATCTAACATTTCAGGAAATTCTTTAATAGATTTTAATAGTTTTTTATATTTATCATCCTTAATAACTCTTGGGTTAGTAGGATTTGGTTTTATTTCACTAAGTTTTACTTTTTTAATCATAATTTTATATAATTTTTTGGATCTTTACCTAATCCTAATAGTTTTTCTCTATATTTTTGAACTGATTGTCCGCATCCATTACAACTTTTATTAGGATAAGATGCGTCTTTATCTATATATTTTTTATATAAGTTATAGATACTATCGCAATCACTATCATAAGCGATTGCTAATCGAGCAATTCTAATTACTTCATTACAATCTGTTATTTGTTCTTGTGTTGGTTCTAATTTTTTAGAACCTAATTCTTTTTTCATAAGGTGTTATTAATTTATCATACCAAGTTGTTAAGAAATAATATAAACAACTTAAATATAGGTTATGTGTCATATATAATGATAACCAAAATATACAACAAGGTTGGCAACTTAAAAAGTTAATTAATACTAATATACTTTTTAAAGTTTTATTTTTTATACTATCAATTATTGAATCGATTGTTAATTGTATTGGTTCAAATCTTGTTATTACATAACTTAATAGGAACATTTTAATAAACATTATTATCATATATATATTTTTTTAATTTTTTATTGTATCTTTGATAAAGTTTTTAACTTTTAAGATTCTTAAACGAACATTTTGGTATTTTATTCCATAATATTCAGATATTTCTTTATAACTCATTCCCTCAAAATACATTTTAATAAATAATTCCCTATTAATAATATCTGCTTTATCTAATATCTGCTTTATCTTATTCAAATTTTCATCATCTTTTGTTTCCTCATTATCATTATTATTATCAAAATAAAGTGTCTTAAAATCACTTACATTTCTTCCTAATTTGATAAAATCACTATTATAAAATCCATTATTAATATATTCTTTGTAAAAATAACTTTTATTTGATTTATATTGATTTCTCATTATTTGAATAAAATATTTATCTAAATTACCATTTATATATAAATCATTTAACCTTTCTAATTCTTCATTAGTTATCTGTATCAAACAATGTTGAAATAAATCATCCCTATAATGTATTTCTTTACAAATACTATTTAACCATCCTTTAATATATTGACTATTATTTATATATAATAAGATTTTATTCATTACAAACTATTTATTTTTCTATCATACGCTAACCAATCAACCTCTAATTCAGCTGCTAACATCATTTCAATAGCAGTTGCTATCGTATGTTGTTTTCTATATGGAGCTTCAGTAGAAAACCCTGGCTCGCTATCTTCTTCTACAAAACCTTGTTCTCTTTTTGCTTCATAATATAAATCATAAGCAGTTATTTCATTTTCTGTTATACCTTTGAATTGGGTTAAATATAATTCTATTAATTCGTGGATTGCCACCAAAAAATTATATCTATCATCACCCATTTCACTAACTGATATATACCAACTACCATCAGGTTGTTCTTGATAATCTCCGCAAGTGCTATAACGTTGAGTTATATGCGGTATTGTTTTAATTTTAATTTCCATTTTCATTTTCTAATTTTTGTAATAATTCTCTTGTATATTCTTCACCTTTGATAGAATATAAATTTTTAATTATACCTTCAATTCTATCCAATATATATTGGATTTCTTCTACACTAACTGATTGTGGTGTTCTTTTCTTTAAGATCCATTCAATTTTTCTTGGTTGTATTTCATCTACCCATACAAACAATTCTTTTAATAAAACTTCTGCGTCTTTCATATTTATTTTTTATTTTTTCTTATTTTTTTAACTTCGTTTTGACTATCAACTATTTCTATAACACTCTTTAAGTTCTTTAAGGATTCATATAATTCATTCTTTTCTAATATATTAGTCAAATTATCTAATATAATATACAAATACTTTATACAAGCATTAAATAATACTTTATCAGTAGCATATAAACAATTTATATAACTAAAATAATCTATTGATAAAGATTCTATTGAATTATCATCTAAAAAATTAATTGATACACATTTTCTATATACTCTAATACATTCCCTTATATAACTAAACGCCGTTAAATGCGTTGAATTATCCTTCTCAATAAATGTAGGAACTCTTGACATTACTACTGTTAATTCTTTACGGATTTGGTTTTCATCTATCATATATAATCTTCCCCATTTTTTATTATTAAAAGCATACGATCAATGTTAAACTGAATACGCATACGACACCACTCAAGCATCTCTTTATCATCTTTATAATCAATCATAAGTTTTAATATATCGTTTATATCATTCTTTAATGCTGAGTAAGTGGTAAGTTTTTTTACTTTGTTTTTCATAATAATTATTTTATTTTAATAAAAATGCTAAACGCATATTTCTATAATTTTGTTTCATTTCTATAACCAATTTATCTAATTGTCTTATATCAAATAGTTTAGTTGGTTTGTCTTCGTAATAAAACTCTACAATTTCTAAATGATCGTGTTTTCTTACTTTTTTTATTAAAGGATTATATAGTTTAATAATCGCTTCAAGCTCGTTTTCCGGCAATCTTTGGTAAAGTTCATCGTTAAAATCCATTTCTAAAATCATTTTAATTAATTATTTTTTATATAGTATATATTATTTTCTAAAAGTCATTTTTTTCCAAATCATAAATCTTTTTAAGCACCTTCCACATACTTTCTATTGATGGATTTTTTACATTCTCTCTCAAACCCTGCAATAAATCCATTTCCTCATACCTTTCATATATATCAAATATATTATTTATATCTAAAAAATCAATTGCTCCTTTTTCTTTAATATAATCTACAAAAAGAACTAACTCTTTATGTAATTTTACTATATCACTACTCTTTTTACTATAATGAGGTTTTCTTTTACCATTAATAACTCTACCAGTCCTTACTTGACTTTGTTTTGTTTTCAAATTAGAGCAAGTTTTACAATAAGGTCTATGAGGTCTTTTCTCAGCACCACATTTACAAGTATGATCCTTAAAATCTTTACACTCTTGGCAATACCAGTATCCTTGAAGGATTTCTTTCTCTTTACATATTTTACACTTACTCATTTATTATTTTATTTATTTTATATTCTCTAAGAATATATATTATATCTTTTTCATAAATTAAAATCTCATTTTTTCTTAATCCAGTAAAATTTTTTATACCTTTATCCGCAATAATAATCATACATTTATTAGTAAAATACTCATCATCACTAATAAATAACTCATAACCCAACGCAATCATTTTATCAAACTTAAAATATAATCTCTTATCTATATCTAATTTATTAGGAAAGTATTTATTTACTAATAAAATCCATAAATCAACATCTTTACTTATTTGTTCTATATAAATCATAAAATCCTGTTTTTATTTTTCCATTTATTTCTAATCTAATCCAAAACCTATATTCCGATAGTTCATAATAAATTAAATTATTATTATCATCATATTGTTTATTCATCTAATAATTGATTTAATTTTAATTCTTCAAAAGTTTTCATAAAAAGTTCTTTATCAAAGCTATATTCTTCTTTATCAGTTTTTAGATTAAATCTAAATCTTCTAATTAATTTAGTATGTTCTTCTAAATAATAGATTTCATATTCATTAAATTCTTCTTCTAATTTTTCTATTGTGCAACTATAACAAGCACATTCAATTATAGAAGTATCAGTTGTTGTAGTATATAACACATATTTTTTTCTTATTTTTGATTTTTGTTCTTCACTTATTAATAAAACACCTTTTTCCATTTTATTAACATAATTTATACGTTGTATCCTACCTTTATTAAGTAATCTCATAATTTTTTGTTTTTTTTTATTTT